CTCTTTTTACGAGCAGGAATGAAACCACGAAATGCTTTAGTAGTAGACATTGTTTCATCTCCTTGTTATGAAGAAAGCTAGTTCTGAAAAGAAGGTCGCTTTCCTCGTGTTGTTACCGATTTACTTGTGTTGGAGATAGGCATACGAGAATCAGAGTTTTTCATAAGTTGTGCATTAACTGCATCCATCATGTCTCCTGATTTATTCTGGTAATACTTTCTCCGAGCCAGTACCTTGCCAGCTGGCATTTTAGCCAAAGCCAAGTCTCCACGACAGACTGTACCAAGGTATCGACCTTCATCCCTCACGAAGGATGTGATAGCCATTTCGGGAACTTCTTCAGGAGTTACGAAGACCCATCCTGCCTGTTGTTTCTTACCAACATTAGTGATGTCATCTGAACCTTTTAACGATATACGTATCCAACGAAGGGACATACCTTCATTATCATAACGTGCTTGTACTACATCCGGTATAGTGAGGGCATCGGGTTCCTCATAGGTCCACTCGTCTTCTCTTAGATTTTGTTCTCTTAAGGTTTCACTACGTGTTTCATTTCGTGTTGTATTCATTGTATTCTCCCACGCTACTATTTAATATCTGTATAGTCGCCATCAGCTTGATTAACTTTAAGCTTTTGGGCGGCATACGTTTCAAGAGGTATATTCCATTTCTTAGCAAGGTGTAAGTCATCTTGCGATAGCTTTACCTTTTTTCTGGAACTCGGAGAGGAGCGAGAACTCCCCGATACTACTTGAGCAGGGCGTGATTTTTTCCCCTGCACACGTTCTCCATCTTCTCCAAATTTATGTGGAAAAGAATCTTTAATTCGGTTATTAATCTCTTGATAGAAATCATTATCATTTGGATCAAAACCTTCATTCTTTAGTTCTGCATCAATCGCAAGTGCAGCAGCTGTCATTATATTATCCTTGCCAAACCAATCGTTATCTGATGCCCACTGTTCTGCTTTAGGATCAGAGACTGCCTGAGGAGCCGGTTGCTGTACTACTGGTTGCTGTACTACTGGTTGCTGTACTACTGGCTGGTTCTCATGTTGTGCGTAACGTGCTTTAGCACTATTGACTGCCTTTAAATCAGATTGTGCTTCGTTTAACATCTCTTGGGCATTAAGGAGTTTTTCTTTTTCTCCTTCATCAAATGCTTCTAGGTAAACTTCTCGTGCTAATTTAATTTTATCTGTTAACTGTTTCTCTGAAAGATCAAGGGTACGTCGCCCCATTGTTTGAACTTCGTTAGTTTTACTATTCAGCCTATTACTTAATTCTTCATTCTGTCTTAGTAAACCTTCTACTTGCTCTTCACGTTCTTTCCTCTGCCTAACAAGTTGCCTAATTCTTTTTTCAGCACCAGCTGTTTCAATTCCTTCAAGCTCTTTAGGCTCTTCATCTTGAAATTCATCTTCTTTAACTCTAGGTGCTTCTTCTTCTTCTTTAGCTACTTGCTCAACTGCTTCTTCAATTTCATACTCTACTTTATTTTCTTCATTCTCAGGAACTTCTACAGAACCCCAATCATCATTTTCTGCCATTGTACTCTCCGTTGTTTACGAGACAAACGTCTTACGTAGTAATTAAATCTTATACTATTATACCATACTTTTATCTTTAATACAAGTTGACCTCAAGTTTTTCCTAAATTAAATGTAGGATCAAGATTTTTTGGATCACTTACCCGCATAATTACCTGATCATCAAACAAAAGAAGTAGTTTAACATTCTGATAATATAGCTTTGTTCCTGCATGTTTACCGTAGCATACGTAGTCTCCTACTTTACACCACTCTCCATTGGGAAACTTATCTTCATCTTTGTAGGCTAAGTCACCCAATGCAATTACCTTACCTACTGTGGTTAGATAACTCATATCATCTCTGGTAGAATCAGGAATAAAGATACCACCCTTTGTTTTACTCTTTACTGTTACCGGCCTTACTAGAACATGGAAGCCGGGTAGCTCTGGAAGATCAGCTGGATCACTTACTTCTTCTTCAATGTCAATCCACTGATCATTTTTTAGGGCATTACCCATTTGAACCTGTCTCATTTAATCCTCTTTATACATCCTTTTTTTAATAATGTCTGATAAGTTAGCCTTTGCCCACTCCAGACCTTGTACTGCACCTACAAGTTGTCTGTAGTGAGGAAAGTCTTCAGCAACACCGTCACCCAGTGATACCTTTAATCTCTCAATTTCTTCATTAAACTCTTGAACAACTTCATCCCAAATTTCCATTGGGTCTACAGTGAAGCCTTTTTAGTACTTTTCTTTGGGGCTGGGAATTCATAAGAAGATTTATCCCATTCATTGAGAACACTTCGTGAACCACGGCCACCCCATACTTCAGCCTTGGGTGCATCGCCAAAACCTTTTGCAGTATTCTTTACATGCTCAGAATACCCTTTACCTTTAGTCATCATTATCTGTCTCCCTTTTTCATTTCTTCTATTGCTACACGAGATAGTGTATTAATTTTAGTATTCTCTAAATCTTTTTTATCTTTTAATTCTTCTGACGCTACACGAGACAGTGTATTAAGTTTAGTATTCTCTAAATCTTTATTATCCTTTAACTGTTCAACTTGAATTTTAGTAAGATTATTCATTGCTGTCAGTTCTTTCTTGGCTTCTCTGTCTGCTTCAGCTTTCTCACGTTTAAAGTTATCAGTAGCACCAGACTCAAGCATATCAAGTATCTGCTCATTCTCTTTAAGATCGAGTTCTTTTGTTTTAAGCTCAAGTTCAGCAGCATTGACTGCTGTATCAGACTGAAGCTTCTGTTGTTGTAGTTTAACCTTCTCCTGCTCAAGAGCAACAAGCTGTTGTTCTGGTGTAGGCGGTGGTGGCTGTTGATTAGCTTGCATAACTTTCTGTGCTGCTTCTGCCATAGCCATCTCAACAACAGAAGACTGCCCCTGTTGTTCTGGAGGTACTTGCTGTAGCATCTGTGATGTTACACCATTCATCTGCTCTTGATACTTCAGTACAGAATGTTCTTGTACGTTAGACTCAAGTACAGGTTTAATCCTAGCCATAATAGGATTGGCACCGTTTGCTGGGTCTTGTAGATACATCATCTTAACTTGTATGTGGGCATCATGGTTCTGTGATGGGAATGCTGCAATAGGCAGACCCTTTGTAACAGCCATAATATCAGACACAGGATCAAGAGGTTGAGGCTCAATCTTTGATGGTAGTATTTGTTCTAGGTTAGGCATGTTGGCAGCACTGAGGATTGTTCTGTTAAGTTCCTCAATGTTAAACATTCCCGGTGGGGATTGCTGTGCCATCTGCAATGCCATATTAGCCAACATCATACGATGGGCATTGGATGGAATGTTAGGATCAGAGACAGGGATAATATCTACACGTCCATCAAAGTCAGCCTTAAAGATATCACGATCTTCAAAGGGTACTTGATAGGGATACTTGTTTGGTAGATAATCATAATCTATCTGTGCAAGGATTCTAAACTCATCCTTCTGTGATTTATGTAGTCTCTTATGAATTGCAGAGAAGAACTTACTTGAAGCTTCAAGCAATGCCATTGTAGTACCCACGGGTCCATAAGAGGCAGCATCTGAAATAACTTGTTCAGTACTGTCCGCAAACTTCTGACCAGCAGCAGTCACGAACCCAAGCATCTGGAAGAGCGTTTGGGAAGGCTCTTTATAGGGCAGGGGAACAATTGCCCTTGATAAATCAATACCAGTTGCTTCGACCTCCTTGAACTCGCCGGGGGCGATAGGATCGTTGTCACCAACCATCCGCACTCCTTTAGCCTTAAATCCTCCGGGTAAATTGGCAAACTGTCCTGCATCTATTAGGGAGCGCATCGCAGCAGTCGCCGACATGGTAAGATTACCAAGGAAATGGATAAGGCCCAACCCGTAGAAACCAAAGCCCGGTACAAACCTGTAGTGAACGAAGTGACTTCGCTTCTCTCTGTTTGGATCATCTTGCTTGTAGTTTCTACGAATACTTAAAACTTCTCTGGACTGTTCTTCTACAGTCACGATATATGGATATGGTACGTCTTCTTCTTCAATGTCAAGATAACAATGCTGTTCCAATATTACATACTGTGGATCGGAATCATATGAAGGAGACAGTCCAAGAATATTATCTATCTTACTGGCAAACCCTGACGCAGAAAGCTGAGATGGTTCAGGAAGATCAATGTCTTTGTAGACACCAGCCATCATATCCAACTTCATATCTACTGGGCTTTTATTAATTACATGAGTATAACGGTCCGCATTTCTGAGATCGTTGGCGTAGTAAGACACATAAAACTGGTCTATAGGGATAAATTCTGATACGGGGCGTTTCAGTGTAGAGCTATAGTAGACCTTCTTGAACGCTGAACCTATCAATGGTAGATGAAAAAGCATCCTTTCAAATTCATCGAAGTACTCAGGCATCTGTTCTGTAAGCTGGAAGTTCATAAAGTTCTGAACTCGATTGGCTTGCATCTCTTTCTCTGGAGTTGCAGCACCAAGTATCTGTGCCTTAACAGGGCCAGTAGCAGGGAACAACTCACCTGAAGCCTTGGATTGGAACTTAACAGCTGACTCAATTAAGAGGGGATGTACAGCAGTACATGCTCCTTGGAATGGTTCTGAACCTTCTTCCAGCTTAAGACCAAGCAGATCAAAGCCTCGTTCAAACATAGACTCCCACTCAGCACGGCTGTCTTTATCTGCATTGAAATTCTCAATGACATCGCTGGCAATATCCTGTAGCTCACTTTCATCAAGGTCTTCACTTAGGTCAGCATACCATTCACTGATTTCATCAGAAGGCTCCATGACAGTACCTTCTTCATCTTCCTCTGAAGAGAAATCTACAATCACACCTCCATCAGTAGGATCAATCTCAATAGTAACACCAGACTCCTCTTCAGGAACCATTGCAATTATACTAGTTTCTGTCCCTTTAGAAACAGTATCAAAGGGATTACGTTCTGTAGCCATTATTTGTACCTCATTAGGCTATTAAGTCCACCACCACTGGCAGCAAAAGGAGTTGGGAGTACCCGGTCCAAGACCGGCTCTTTTGGGACACTTGGTGGTGCAAACCTCAGGGCAGCTTCTTCATATGACATTCCATTTGCTGCTGCAAAAATAGCAATACTACTATTTATTCCTGAAGGTTCTCGATATTTAGGGGTTGCCATTGCCATCTGCCTACGTCGAGCAGCTTCTTGGCTGAATATGTCGTTGTTATTGGAGGAGGAATCTCCACCATAGTTAACAGGCCGAGGTGGCACACCAAAGTCAAAAGAGCGCCCCGGAATTCTTTTAGGTTTTGAAGGTATTCCCATTCTATCAAAGTATGCCTCCATTGCTGTCCTTGGTTCTTTTTCCTCTTCAGGTTCAGGTGTAGGTATAAACGGTAGTACCATACCCGCATCCTCCCCACCTTCATCGTAGTCATTATTAAATCCCATTGCAGCATCTCTACTGTCAAATGTCATTGATCCAAAAGGAGTATCTCTAGTATTTACACCCTGTGCATATGCGCCCTGTGAATTAGATTGGGTCTTACCTAGTGCAGTATCAACTTCTGTAGTTGTTACTTGAGATACAGCTTTACCTAAAAAGTCAGCTACCCCAGTTATAATATCAGTTGCAACATCAACAGGATAACTAGCCAGTTGACCTACAAATCCAGAGAAAGTGTCAAAAGCAGTCTCCTCTTTATCTTGCATACTGAATAAATCTGTAGCAGCCTCTCTGTCGTTAATATCACCAAAACTAGGTGTGGAAAAAGAACCTCTTTCTGCATTCTGGGCGGCGAAGTCAGCCATAGACTCTGCAAAATCTTTATCTGATCGTGCTGTTTCTTCATTGTAAGAGAGGGCAGGTCCAAATGTAGGGTCAGTGGCAGTTGAAAATTCATTATTAAGGGCGTTAAACATACCGCCTATACCCATCATACCATATGCTTTTCCTGCTGCCGTACCCATCTCACCTGCCATTGCAGCAGCTGCGTCTGGTCCTGTGTAACTATAAGTACCATCTTTATCTACAGTTACACTGACATCATAGCCCTTGCTTTTTGCGTTTGCCTCAACACTTAGAGCATCGTTTTTCATGCTTGCATAATCTGCTACTTCTGACTTAGCAAAATAATCCATGTTAAGAAGATCATTGTATCCATAAAGATCAGGCTCATTCTCCATAGCAAAATCTACTGTTGCAACATCTATTGCAGCTTGTTGTTCTGCTTGAGTAGCGTCGAGACCTAAAGCATCTGCTGCTGCTGCCGCTTCTGCTGCCTCTGCCGCCGAGAGTCCGGGAGTATCAGTAGAAAGAGCGTCTGGATCAAGGTCAACCCCCATACCAGTACCCGGACCAATTGAAAAATCCGCAGGTGCAACATCTACTATATCGTCCTCAACACCCGGACCACCTGTACCAACATCACCGCTACCAGAACCAGAAGCACCATCACCCTCAAAGCAACAGTGCATACGTTCGTAGCTATTAAAATAGTTAAGCCAAGGCTGCTCTTTAGAGTAACCGTCATTCCACATTGATCTTTTAAATTCGTTTAACATTATTTACTCTATTGCTCCCCAACCGTTTGCCTCTATAAAAATTTACTTTATCTGGTAATCCCAGTTCTTTTCTTAAATTATCTAATCTTTTAATTGCAGGACGTGTACCTCCAAAAGGACATATCACATCTACCAACCAAAGGTTATTCCCACTATCCCAGTCTTTTGGTTGAATCTTTCTTGTTTTATTTTTATAACCTTCTTCTGCTTCTTCTGGTAGCATTGCCCAACTTGCGTAACAAAGAGGAACTTCATTATCTACGTATATTCTATACTGGTTTAATTTTAGTGGTGGTATAACCAATCTCTGTATATCTTTCACAGTCCAATTCTCATGTCTGTCAGATAATGATAATATAAGCAGTACTTTTTCTAAATCACTTACCATTCTATTATACCATACTTTTTACTGGCATGCAACTTTAAAAAGTCCAATACGTCTTTTTCTTGTGAGATACTTCTTCATCGTACTCTGGATCATCTGGATGTGTTAGATGCCAAGACTCTTTCATGTAGTGAATAGCCATTGTCATTGCATCTACCTGATCATCATGTGCCGCATTGGGGAACCTTAGTAATTCTTCTACTAATTCATCTGACCATTTCTTCTTACTGGGTATCCACATTCTACCAGCCTCAATAATCGGAGAAGCTGCATAGACCCTAGACACCTTGTCTCTATCTGGTGTGTACTCCATTACAGGGAGACCACTCCTACGCATATCTTGTATCAAGGACTGCCCACTAGCCTTCTTCTCCACCATACACACGTCTGGTCTGTGTTCTTTGTACAGCTTCTGGGTCATCTTCCTTAGTTCTGGGTACTCAAACCTACCACGTATGTTCCCCAGCAAGATTAGATTAGAAGAAAACTGTTCTAGGCCGTCATCATCCTGATCATAGATGGAGAATATACCCCATGTCTGTATTACACTGTAGTCAGCTGTAGTCCTTGTAGAGAAAGCAGTATCATATGTTTGGATTATAAAATCACAGTTGGGTGGTTCGTCTTCATCCCAGTATTTCAACCACTTCTTCTTAATGATACCACCCTCTTCAGGTGTGGGGTCTTGCATGTAGAGTGCATTCCAGTATCTACTGCCGTTTGATGCTTTAATCTCGCTCTCATCCATGCGTAAGACTTCGTCGGTCTTCCATTCGGGAAAGTAACTAGAGCCTACAGGTAAGTCAAGCAATTCAGCTGCTTCTTCGTCTACCCATGCAGGTATTCTAATTACTTCCCACGGGATAGTTTCAAACTCCCCCATGTTCTCTTGTTGTTTCAGCAGCCAACCACACAGATCATCATAGTGGTAGCGTGTATTAATAATAACTATAGCCCCGTTGGGCATGATGCGGGTTCTAAGTCCCGCTGGATACCATTCCTTGATGTATCTCCTGCCTGAAGCACTGATTGCGTCCTCTTCAGACATCACATCATCCAGTATAGCTATGTGAGCACCACGTCCAGCTATCTGAGACCTAACACCAGCTGCATAGTAAGACCCATTGTGGTTAGTCTTCCACTTACCAGCTGCTCTGACATCACTTCTTAAAGAGACTCCTTTAAAAATCTTCTCAAACTCTTCAGTACCTACTACATCTCTGACAGACCTACCAAAATCACTGGATAACTGGTCACTATGGGAGACAGTTAGTATCTCATGTGCAGGATTTCTACCTATATACCACGCTGGGAACAGTTTAGAGCAGATAACAGACTTAGAAGACCGTGGTGGAAGAAAGACCATCAGCCGTTTTATCTTACCAGC